GGGGCTTCGATAAGGGTTTGCTGGCTGCCTTTGTTGGGCCATCGCCATGCCTGGGCCGCCATAAAACTGGCTGACTAAATCGTAGTTTGGCTGATATCCTCCATAACCACCATATTGACCCATGCCACCACTGCCATAAATGCTACTGATACCACCCATGCCGCCACCATAACCACCGCCATAGCCGCTTCTAAACGGATCGTAACCGCCCATGCCGCCGTAATCTCCATATCCACCATAGCCACCACCGTAGCCTCCGTCATAACCTCCATAGCCACCGTAACCTCCTCCATAGCCTCCTCCATAGCCGCCATAGCCGCCATAGCCGCCATAGCCGCCATAGCCGCCGTCATAACCTCCATACAAACTTCCTATGCCTCCGTAGCCTCCATATGAAGATGGATAATTAGCGTATTGCATTCCAGGCATCAACTGTGGTGCCATATTTGGAATTAGCTGTTCAGGTTGTGGCGCCGAAAATGGGGTGAACGGGGATGGTTGTAGCCCTCTTGCCATGGCTGTTTGATAAGCCAACTGATTGTAAGAACGGGTTGGTTCCGTTGGATAATACATGTAGGAAGCCATCTGTGCTGCTTTCGGATCGACCATGATAGATTCCATTGGGTCGCTGCCGGCAGGAACGTTTGCTTGAGGATATCCATAGCCTCCATATATGTTGCTATAGCTGCCATAATTTGCATATGGATTAAGGACGCCTCCCCCACCTTGAAAGCTGGCAATACCGCCGTCCTTAAAATTACCTGCTTTATAAATCAAGTCATCAAACGAAACCGGGTCAAGAGAACTGGAGCTTGCTGGCATGCCAGTGGATGCAAACGGCCTCGCCTTTATTATTTCTCCTTTGGCCAACATGCCTCCCTCTATCGGATCAACGTCTGATCCGAAATTTTTTAAGCCTAAACCTGTTTCTGATTCGGAATAAACCTCTGCGGCAGTATCCATCATGCGTGCAAGTTTCTCTTTTTTAGCTTGTTTAGACTTCGTTTTCCATGGTATGAGCCCTCTTTCTCTCTCACTCAAACTTGATTGGTACATCTCTTCGGTAAAGCCGCCACTAGGAGCTGCCGGAGCAGCTGCCATTGCAGTTTGAATTGAGGTGCCTTCTGGGATATCTTCGCGCCTAATGATTTCAACAAGGTCTGCTAGGGCATCAGAATCCATGGACAAAATTTTATCCTCAGCATCTTTGGTAGGCGTAACGCCCAACTTGTTAACCAAATCTTTTAATTCAAAATTTATCACTAGCCGTTAATCCTCTCGTGTTCACGGCTGTGAAGACCCCATCGTCGATTTACTACAGTATATATTTTTATTTTCCCCCCTACAAATCAATTGATATCGCCCCATTGGTACTGATCGACAATGTGCCCACAGCTCCGGTTGCGCTCAATCCGTTGTCAGATCCTGAGTAAATATCGTTCCACTTGGCGCCATCGTAGACCTGCAAGCTCTTGGCATTGAGGTTCCAGATTACATCGCCGGCATTGAACTTGTTCTGGTTCATGGTAGTCAGCGTGTATTGAGGCGTTTCCGTGGGGTCAAAAGAACCCAAGTTCAGCTGTAAAATGCGAATCATCCTGTTGTAAATAGAAGGAGAAACATCTGAAAAAGCTCTTGGAAGCTGTGTTTCAAGCAGTCTAGCCATCAGCGTCTGCCATTCATTCTAATGTCCATGCGTGTTGCGCCGACTCGGAACCCAAGCCCGGACCGAATGGCTGAAGTGTTGTCATCATCGGACTCAAACCGCAAAACCATCTGGCGTCCCCGTGCTCTTGTGTTTATTTTGGTGGTTGAAGATGTTATTGATGTAGTGGAAGATGTGCTTAAACTTTCTGCCGGCCAGTTGCGTTTCTTCAGCACCACATTCATAGCCGCATTTGCGTTCGATCCGGTGAATTTTATGTCCGGGATAATGCGGTTGACAAAGCTGAACTGTTCGCCTTCTTCAATATCCAGGCTGCTCGACTCTATGTAAACATTGTCCATGGGCGAACCATCTGCGTCGTAGCCAGTTTCTTGTTTATAAAGGTAGTTATTGGTGTCGGTCCCGGTAGCTCTAGGATAATCTTCGATGCCCTCGTCAAGCCACGCATGCCGCACCAATTGGCCGATTGACCAGGTGTTGTCAACATAGTTGTAAATGACATATCTATCTATCTCGGTTGAGCTGCTTGATGGATAAAACCAGCCCACTTCATCAAAGGCTTTGTTTAAAAAACCGAATACTTTATAAGCCTGAGTAAGATTGATGTCGTTGAAAACATAATAGTGAACCGAAGAAGTGACCGGATCAACCGACCCACTATAGGAATAGAACCCCTTAAGATCCATCCAGAACACACCTTCAGGCGTATTGATCACAGCATTGGGGCCAATAAGCCCCACTCCTTCATTAACAAGGTTGTTGCCAAAAGTGTAAGGCGAACCCACAAATGCCATGGAATAAAGAGCTGTGTCTGTCCACACCAAGGTTTCTTGGCGAGCTCTTGTTGCACCAACAATCAAAGAGCCTGACGACAGCCTGAAAGATCCAGCTGTATTGGTGAGCTTGGGCTCCCATTCGGGTGCATTTTCCTGATCGCACCAGCAGATAAACATGGGGTCAATCGATCCCGTCCTAGCAGTTCCCCCATCGTTCAATGGATCTGCGCCAAAGCAAATGATATGGCGGTCAATGTCGCTGACCAGAATCTGAAGCGCTTTAGTTGGTGGAAGATTGGCGCCACTCAAATCGGAAAACGAAACAGCCCTGTCTGTGCCTAGTGTCTTTGCGCTTGTATCCCAATAATAAATACCCCCTGCGCGTGGATTCATTACTGCATCTTCCCCAAAATTATCATGAGTCCATGTACGTAATTGGTTGGTGTCTGAAATTGTGGAAACTGCCCCAAAACCTCCATCTCCCCATGGGTTGGCTCCCCATCCTGAGGCCGGAACATACACATCCAAACCTACATTGATCTGGTATGCACCAACTACACTGGAACCTCCATCGCCACTGTCACTGCTATTTGCAGTAACTGTATCTCCATCTGTGTCTTTGGCTTCAATGGTATAGTTATTGGCATCAACAATGGTTGCAATCTGGTATTCCTGATTTAACACATCGGCTGTGATTAAGCCGCCTAAAGTTGCTGCGCCACTGAAAGTAACAAAATCATTTTTAACCGACCCATTAGAAGCGTCGGTTACGGTAAGGGTTGCATCGCCATCAGTGGCGGCAAAAGTAACGTCACCGGCAGATGTAGTGGATCGAATTGGAGTCACGTCATTAAAAGTGTTTCCGGATTCTATGTAATATTTATAGGTTGTTCCAACCCCCAAAAGTTTGGTGGCAGACAAATTGACCCAACCGTGAAGCGCCCTGCCTGTGCCTAAGTAAGTGTTCGAGGTAAGTTTTTCCCAACCGCCTATTTTCTCCGGCAAACCTTTTCGGAAACGAATCAGGTTGGCATCATACCAGCCACCTTCGTTGCTGTAATCGGTGCCTTCCCGGTTGATACCTGGTCTGAGAATGTATTTTGCTAATGGCATCAGGAATACTTGGTCCTTTTTCTACGGTCGCCCATTATTTTACCGCAACCAACTGCAACCTTTCTTTTATATTGTTTTTGTTTTTGTTTTTTTTTCTTATTTTTATTCGCCATTACTTTTCTTTTTCCTGTTTATAAACCCGACCACGCTTCTGACCCCGAAACTGGCAGCCACGATAACCGAAAGGGTTATCTGGTACCACTGTGGCATCGTTTCAAGTACCACAAACCCTTCTTTTACATAAGGCACAAGAAAAGGAATGAAGCAACAAATCAATGGAATCGTAAATATTATTGTAAGGTACTCGTCCTTCCACGAAGTTGCACTGTTTTTTATGGCTTCTTGTTCCCATGAAGCAGCATTGGCAGCTTTGGCTTCGCTTTTGGCAATTTTTCCCTTAAGAAAAGTTGAACCAAGTTTACCGATTAGTTTTAATGCTTCAATCATTTCTGCTACTACCTCCTATATAAAGTCCGAACCAAGCGGCTCCAGCGCCTATAATCACTGATACAAAGGCACTCTGGGCATTGGTCGGGTCAGGTAAATTCATGAACCATTCGGTGGTTCGATAAAAAGCCAAGCCATAAAGGGTAATCAAAAGTCTTGGAAAAACACGCCATCTGTCAAAGCCCTCGGCTAAGTTATACCATGTAGGAGGCTTTGGATTTACAACGATAGTTGTTGATTTTTCTTCGTTTATGTCCATACATTAAAGCCAGCCGAATGAGCGAAACATATCCCACAGCAAATAGGCAAAACATATCCAAAATGCTCTTTGGTAAAAAACAAAATTGTTATATATTTTCTCAGATACTATTCCGTCTTTGTAAAGCTGTTTCATCCATATTCCTTTTCCCCCTATTTTCGTTTGGTTTTTGTGTAGGCTTCGTTGACATTAGGAGTTGATTCGTCATCACCAACATATTGACCTTTGTTATCTCTGGCTCGCATAAATCCCTCTGGCGAAGTTTCCTTCACCTTAAAAGGTGTATAAGCCTCATTAACATCTGGGGTTGTTTTATCATCCCCAACATATTTTCCTTCTTCGTCCCTTGTACGGACCATTTGTGTGATATAGATAAAGCGTTCTTTAAACCATTTGCTCAACCCACAGTTCCAATAATTCCTTTTCATTTCTGTTTTGCCCTCCAGACATTAAACGCACATATATCAAGTACCATGTAAAGTTTCTTTTTCCAACCCTCTTGTGGTGTTGGCGTAACCGCAGTGACAATACTGCTAATAGTTACAATAGCCATGAAAATAGCTATAATGTTCGCAATAATTTCCATACTCCTATCCTCTAATTATTTTCAAGTCGTTCATCAATCCTTTTTTCCAAGCCTTCCTTTTCTTCCTTGATTGCCTGTAAATGTTCCTTTAAATCTTCATTCTCTGGATTCTGGGCAACCAATTTCAAAAACTCATAATACTCCCTTTCCAACGTCCTTTTCTTCTCTACATCTATCCTGAGATGAATCTGTGACATTGACTGTTGCATTTCCTGAGCACTCACATATCTGTCATCAATAGCCCATATCCCAGCAACCATAGCTAATATAGTAGCAAAAGAACCAATGGTAATCTTGCTTCCTGTTTTCATAGCTTTTTCAGCCAACCGCCAACAGTGTTTCCCAGTTTATGCACAACAGCAACACTTTGCGTAAGAATTTTCGGTGGTTTCGTTACAATGCCCAATGTTGCACCTTCGGCGATGCCAGTGGCAACTGCCGTGTCCACTGGAGTTGGTTTTTCCAAATTGGAAAGAGTTTTCGGGTTGATCACCACCTCCCCGCCAAAATCCACATGGGGAATTACATTGCAGGTAGAGAGCTTCAAGTGCAAGTCTCCATGTTTGTCGTACCAGACTCCGGCATCCATACTGACCCCTTTTCCCGGACCCCCATCAACGCCTGCCCATACTTTTGCCTGATTGCCATCGGGATTGACATAACTCCATTTCATCACATCGGACACTGTAACCCCGATATGGGCAGATACCTTGACTTCCATGCCTCTTCCATCGTGATTGTCCACAGAAACATCAAAACCTTGTTCGGCATTGACTGTTTCCACATTGCATATATGGTCAAAGTTCCATTTATCTGTGTGTACCCATTCTTTCCCTGTTTCCTTTTTGAATGAGAAATTGCCGTATTTATCCACATAAAAACAATCTTCATCGGAACTGTTGCTGATGTAGTAACCAGAAGGAACTGTCTGTCCAAAGGACATTTAAAAAACCTGTTTTGACAGAATACTTGCCATGCCCACAATAATGGACAATAGGGTTGTCAGTATCAGAACTTCCAGTCTCTTGATCCGATAAATCGTTTCCCGCCATCGCTCTGCACAGACTGCCTCATGCTTTTCGAGCTTGGAATTTGTCTCGGAAATCTTGGCATTGGTGTCTGCGATAGTGAGTTTGCCCATTTCTATTCCTAAGTTATTGCCATTTCTGGTTCCACTTCCCAACAGTTCAGGTTCGTTGCCACTGTCCTGCGTTCACCTTTCCCGAAGAAAGGGTAAACCATGTGCTGTAGCCACGATGGAAATACGAACAATCTTCCTACCTGTGGTTGCACTTCTGCACTCTGTGGAGGTCGTAAGCGTTCCACATCCATGATCTGGTTGCGTCCGTAACTGAACGCCAAATAGCCGTCACAGGCTCCCGAAGCATTATATTTACTGTATTGCGGTGATCCTGCTGTCGGCTGGTCCAATATCTGCTGTGGCACTTTTGTCCATCCTGTGGTCGATATGCCCATCAGGGTTTTCGTACCGTGGTCGTGGATCGGGTTGTAATCGCCCTCGAAACTATGCACCGACCAAGCCTCGTCAACCGCTATTTGTCTCGGTTTTTTCAGGGAATGCCCTGTTTGCGCCATCACTGTGTTCACATAGGAAGCCCCAAGACCTGTTACAAATTGGCAGTATTCCTGCAACAGTTCATGTTCTGGGTCCATGTTCAGTTGTTCACCACGATGGATTTGCCCTACCAGCGTCCCTGACAGGGATTCCCTGTCATCCTGTTTCAGCAGTTCATCCAAATAGGTATTGAGGTCTTTGACCATCTTTTCTGGCATCTGCGTTTCCATCAGAAACACCGAAGGCAGTTGATGTATCTCTACCTCTATATCCTTGGACTTCTTCTTCTTTTTCCTAGCCATGACTAGCTAGGGATTACATAGTCAGGATCGGGTACAGGATTGTCCGGGGGGTTGGTAATCACGCTGTCATACTGACTGGCGAATACTGTGTCCCAAAAACTAATCGGACAAAGAGCCGTCAATTGTGCCAATGTCCATGAGCCTTCCGCCTTGGGTGTGAAATTCACTGTGCCATCATCAGCAGTCGCAGGGATGGTTGTACGGAAAGACGACTCGTAATAAGTCGCTGGACTGGCGGATTTGCTGCCCTGATTATATTTCATTTCCAAATCCCATTGCTGGACTTTGCTGCTCTTATTGTAGGGAACTGCTCCCGTTAAAGTCTTCGTCACTGCCATTTTTTACTCCTTATCGCACTTATTGTGTGCTTTCTTTTTTAATTCCTCGACTTCTGCCGAGAGTTCTTGAACTGCGTTGACAAGC